ACATAACTACCTGTCGCCGCCCACGGCAAGAGCCTGTCCAGCATATCGGAAAGCCAGTCGGCAGGGTAAAACTGAAATGCGGGTGATTTGTTCGTTTTAGTGATCTTGCTTTAGGTAGGTCGTCCGATTTCACTATCATTGTGTCCAATGTTGCAAACGGGCATTTTCTCTTGCGTGATCTTTTATTGTGTAATTCAGCTTTTCTCACAAATGATTGCAATATGGCTATTGTTTCGTTCACCATAACAATTCTCCTTTTGTTCAAGTCCTTATCATCCGTCATCATCATTTTAGTGTAAGCCAATCTAACGTGATTCATCGACTCGAGCGCAAAAACATTATCGACCTCGGTTAAAGTTGCTACAATCATCGCCTTGTAAGCGTCGGCTATGTTCATCTTAATTGAATCAGTATGTTCGTGTATTGTCTGATGACATCCAGCGCAAAGCGTGACAAAGTTTTCGTTTTCATAGTCCCAAGGATCAGCGCCTTTGCGATAAGTTTTATGGTGAACGTTGAGAGTTTGTTTTGCATCTCCGCATGACTGACAACAAAAGCTGTCACGCTCCATAATTTCCAACCGCTTGCGCTGCCATTGCGGTGATTTCAGCTTTTCGTAGTAGGTTTGTTTGCTCATAATTTTGGACAATAAAAAACCCTCGATACCTTCGCCAAGTTGAAAGCATCTGTGATGAAGCAGATGTCCGCGAAATAGCGGCTTGGCAAAGGTATCGAAGGCTGTTTATGTTTCAATTTCATCATTTTTTCCGCTTTCAACGGTTGTCTTTCGACGCGCCACCATTGCATTATTTCGGTTGATTGTCAATCTGTTTTCGGCGGAGGGCAACATTCATCCGCTGCGTCGTCCTCCAGCGCGGTGTTAAGAGATGTCAACGCGTCCGGCAGTGTGGTTGTAACCGTTTCTCCTACGATTGGCTTGTGACCTTTCCAGTGCATTGTTGCGCTCATTCCGTGCGTGCCGATTGATGCTGTTAAAACTCCCCCGTTTTCCATTGCTATTGTGATCCAGTCGTATTTCATTTCGGTGGTGGTTTGTAATTTTAGAAGGGGATGTCATCGCCATCAGCGTCAACATGAATCTCCGTATGCGGTCGCCCGTCGCGCTTTGTGTCTGGCTTGTTCTGAGTCTGCACGATCCGCGCATTGCCCAGAATCGTTCCCTTGTTCCCGGCCTCGCGTTCCTCTGCGGTGATGTCCTCGACGATCATTCCATCGTTGCCGTATTGGTCTGTCTCGTCTCGTAAAAGAACGGTGAAGTTGGCGTAAGTGCCTTTTTTGCCTTTGAACAGGCGTTTTTTGTCTATTTTTAGAACGTCGATGTTTAGTTTTATGATCATGTTAGAATAGGTTGAGTTGTGCTTTTAATCCTCTGAGACATTGCAAAATAATTCTCCCTCGGATAGTTGCTTTCCGGCCATTTCGAGATTTTTAACGGCTTGTCGGTAATATGTCTGCTTGAGTTCGATTCCGATTGCCCTGCGTCCAAGCTTAACCGCGCCAAATGCCTCGCTTCCTACTCCTAAGAATGGTGTTAAGACAACGTCGTCAGGATTTGACCCAAGAACCACCGTCCGCTCAATCACGTCGAGCTGTAATGGATGACAATGTTTCTCGTCGTCTGCGTCACGCGCCTCCTCGTATGGCAGAACATTGTCGATGCGAATATCATCCCAAAAGCAGGATGCGTAGTTGCGCCAAATCCAGTGAGAGTAGCGGTTTTCTGTCTGCTTGCCTGTAAATCCTTTGAAAGACTGAATATCTGCTGGCATGAGTTTTGCTCCGGCGTATTCATGGAGTCCGGTTGGATGAACTACGGGATTCTCATTCACTCCTTTTTTGCGAAAGAAAAGCATGAAGTCAGCTCCGGCGCAATCGGTCAAAGTGGAGTCGTCAACGATCTGCTTGTGAGCTAGTCCCTTAGCCATTGTTCGTAGTCTCACTCCTAGCGGCTCTTTCCAGATAGCGCGGCGGATCTGATAGATAAACCCAAGCTCTTGATGCAGTCGGATAATGTCGCCGGGGAAGTCAGTCAGACCGCTTCCGGCATTTACCGATGACGGAACATCCATGCAATGAACAACCGTCCACCGCCCCGACTGCGTGACTCGGTAAATCTCGCTCACGAGAAATCGGTAATGATCAAAAAACTCGGAGTAGGATCGGCAGTTGCTCATATCCCTTTCGCTAGAGCTGTAATTATACAATCCGCAGAATGGAGGTGAATAGACCGATAAGCCTACTGAGTTATCTGGAATAGTTGGAAGGACTTCGCAGCAATCCCCGTTATAGAGTGCGTAGCGGTCTGTTATTAGTTGGTCGATGATAGCCATGATGGTAGTGTGGTTTGGTTTGTGTGTTTGTTTTCTGATTCAATTTTCAATTCATTGTTCATTAAGGATACAAGGTTGGCGAACATTTTTTCTGCCGCTTCTGCCTTGCGCTGTAAATTGTTTAGGACGTTTGCCTCTCCCTCAGATGTAATAACATCGACGGTGACATTGCGCTTTTGACCGAATCGCCATGATCGGCGGATGGCCTGATAGAACTGCTCAAAAGAGTGGGACGGAAACATCACTTGTCTCGCGCAATGCTGCCAGTTCATTCCCATTGATGCTATCTTAGGCTTAGTTACAATCACTCTGATTTGTCCAGATGAGAAGCCACTGAAAACCTCCTCCTTGCGCTCGTCGCTGTCATCACCTGATAGTTGAACTGCGTCTGGAATCATCTTTGTTAGAATGTCCCCTTCTCGGTTCAAGTGACACCACACAACGACAGGCTCTTTTAGTCCGTTAGCAATCTCTGAGGCCATTTCGCATCGTTCTTGACATGTTCTCGACCGCTCTTTGCGTTGTTCATCTAGTCCGACCGCTGGCATATCGAAAAGAAAATCAGGATTGACCGTTCTAGCTTTGACAACGTGCTGATGCGTTAGCAATTCTGGCAGCTTGAAATTTTCATCGGAGTATCCTAGGTCTGACGGTTTTCTGACAGCCCTAGCCCATGAGCAAACCCACCGCCAGAAATCCTGCTCTGAGTGTCCACGAAAACGCCACTTTGCCGATTCGTTCAGCTTTGCAAAATCCATGCCGCGATGACGATAAACTGACGGATGCATAGAGTTCTGCGCGTTCTTGAAAAACCTCCCAAGCATGTCCATATATCCGAGATCACCTAACGCCTCGCTTGACGTTCCTAGCTCTATGAAGTCGTTAGGCGCGGCGGTTGCTGTGCATAGTAGGCGATACTTCATTTTCCGCATAAACTCGGTGACAACAGCTTTTGTTACTCCGTCAGGGTTTTTCAGTATGCTTGACTCATCACAAACAACTGCCGCAAAATCGTTACAATCGAATAGGTGCAGCTTCTCATAGTTAGCTATCACAATTCTCGCTGACTTTTGCAACTTACCATCACGGCAACGGATAGCATCTACTCCTAGCTTTTCAGCCTCTATCATGGTCTGTGCGCCGACAGCAAGGGGAGTTAAAACGAGGACAGGCTTTGCTTCTTTTCTTACAACATTCTCAGCCCAAGTAAGTTGCATGAACGTCTTGCCAAGTCCACAATCAGCAAACATGGCCGACCTTCCCTTTTTAAGAGACCATGTAGTCAAGTGCTTCTGAAAATCAAAAAGCATATCAGGCATGAATACCGGATCGAATCCAAAATCACCGCTTAAATGCGTTTTGTTGTGTATGAATTTCTCGTATTCCGTGTGTGTGTTTTCCATAGTTGTAATTGGTTGCCGCCGCAATCTATGCGACGTATTGAAAAAAGTAAAGAATTTTTTTCATTCCTTGTAATAAGGTAAAATTTCTAGCTCTATTGCCGATCCAATGTCTCGCCGGGTGTCGTCTTGCCGTCCGTTTGTCCATGCAATGTGTTTCGGTGAGTCGTCAACAAACCATCCGATTGCGACTAGAGCGTCCTCGATCTCTTTATAGTTGCCGCGCAGGATTGACGACGAATCCCACAGA